GTCGGCTTGTAGTTCACCGCGCAGTAGATGGTCGTCCCGCTGCCAACCGGCAGGATCTGCACGTTCGTCCCGATCAGATAGTAGAGGCGGGGGTACGTCGGCAGGTAGTTCGTGGTGGTCGCCAGCGGGACATACTGAAAGTCCGTCTGATCGTACAGGACGTTGCCGTCCGAGACGGACAAAATGCGATAGTAGTTCTTCTGACTGTCGCCCGACCCGGTAGACAGGCTGGCAAACGGGATTTGCCCGTTGGCATCCGTGGTCAGGGTCAGCTGCTGGAAGGTGTAGTACGGCGCGGCGTTGAGGATGTTGGACCATTCCTCATCGTAGACCCCGTTCAGGACCGTCTTGATGGTGCTGTCGGACCACCGATCAGACCCGACCGCGTCCATAAACTCCCGCGTCAAGGCCACCAGTTGGGCTCGGGTCACGGTCGCCATCGGCTGCTACTCCCGCGCTTTGGGGGGACGGCCCCGCCGCTTGGGCTGGGACGTGGGGTTGGCGCCATCCAGCACCTCGGCAATGGCCTCCTGCATGGCCTGCTCGGCGGGCTGCACGGCGTTGTACTGAGAAACGAAATCCGTCAGGCGGCGGACCTCGTCCACCGGATATTCCCGGAAGGACTTCTCCAGATAGGCGGGCGCCTCATCCGGGCTGCAGGTCATCGGCAGATAGCCGACAATGTCCATGCTCCGGCTGGGATCGACTTCGTTGGACTGGATCGTGGCCCAGCGCCGGTCGTTCTCCGCCCAACGCATACAGATGGCCCAATGCGCATCGAAGGCTTCGATGTACCGAAGCTCCAGTCGGGGATGCACCTGCCGGAGCCGCCGCTGAATCTCGGACGACGGCTCCGGGGTGCCCCGATGGTTTAACACCATCGGCGCGGTCATCAGTTCTGGACCAGCAGCTCGACGTTCGCCACCAGATCCACCGCCGCCGTGGTGACCGTGTTGTTCGTAGTCACCGTCAGGCGGAGCGTATCGCCGGGAAGCAGTGTCCGCTGCGCCGTGGTCAGCGTCGAGATCAGACTGACCGCCGTCCCCTCATGCGCCGTCAGCGCCTCCAGATCGATGTTGGCGGTCAGCGTCACCGCCGCGTTGGCCGTGCTGTCGTACTTCTCCAGCACCGCCAGAATCGTCCCGCTGGTGGACGCCGGGACGGTCCCCGCCGAGACCATCGCCCGGTTGATGAGGCACGTCGCCGGATGCCCACCGAAGTTGTACGTCGTGGTGGTGTTATTGCCAATCGCTGCGGCGCAGCGACCCACCAGCAGATTCGGCATGACGCCAAACCGGCCAGCCGTTGGGGCAAAGAAGTTGCCCATGAATCACTCCTCAGGAAGGGGGTTGTGGGGAGGAGCCGAAGCCCCTCCCCGTGCCGAGCATCAAACGACGTGCGAGAACCGCGCCGTGTCGGTGTAGCCCGTGATGGACCCGTGCGCGTTACGGGCCAGACAGGCCATGTTCCCGTACCACGCATAGGTCGTCTCGAAGGCATCCCGGCCCTGAATCCAGCGCCACGGCCCGGCGCCCTCGAACTCGACGAAGCCCCAATCCTTCGCATCCACCCACGCGAGCGAGGGGATGTGGAGGAGGTAGATCGTCCCGGCGGGGACGTAGTAGTCCGTCACCATCGGGATGCCGCACACGTTCAGGGCCTTGTAGCCGCCCTTGATCGTGGTGTCGAACCCGTTGCTGTCAAACCGGCGCTGCGCCACGAAGGACTGCATCAGCTTCTGGCCGAGGCCCGGCGTGGTCATGAGCAGGAACTCCTTCGGACGGAGCTGGGCGTCCTTGCCGGAGCGCCCGGCAATCCGCTGGATCAGCACCCAGATGTCGTCCTCAGTCGGCTGGTTCACGTCCGGGGTATCCGTGCCGGCCACCATCCGAATCGCGTCCCAAATGGCGTAGGTCGCGTTCGAGATGTTGTGCAGCGAGGCGTACCCGTTGCCCCGGTTGGTGATGTTGATGAGCCCGTTCATGGCGCTGTTGAAGGACGTGTCGCTGGCGGTCGCCTTGACGATCTTGTCCGTCGCGGCCATGCCGCTGATCGCGGTGCCCAGCGTCAGCGTGGCGTTATCACCGCTGTTGCTGATCGCGGTGATGGACGACCGGCCCAGCACGGCGTCCGACGCCGACGTGTCCAGCACGGCGATGTAGTCGCCTACCGAGAGGAGCAGGCCACCCTGCCCCGCGCCCGACACCCCGTAGGGGGACGAGACGATGATGGACGTGGTGGTCGAGGCGGTGCCGATGATGGCCACCACGCCGTCCGCCTTGTTGTGCAGCGCCTGCTGCATGAGGATCTGGCTGGCCTCCTTGATTTCCTCCATCGTCTTGGTGGCGATGGTGGTGAAGGCGGCATCCTTCGACTGCGTGCCGACGAAGGCGAGGCCGTCGATCTGGCGCGTGGTGTACGCACGCACCACGCCGACGTTGCCCTGCACTTCAGAGGCGGTGGTGTCGGGCGGGAAGTACCCGGCCTGCGAGAACGTGGAGCCGGACGGGCGCCCGACGACCACGTCGAAGAACACGTTGTTGCCGCCCCAGCGCATGTTGCGCGGGCCACCGGCCTTCGCCTTCTGGAGCTGGGCGAGGAGCGGGGTGACCAGATTCTGGACCTTCTCGCGGTACTGGGAATAGACGTTCTTCAGGAGACCCGTCAGTTCCGCATCGGTAATGACTGTAGGTGCTGGCATGGAAAGATTCCTCGACGATTAACGAATGGATGAAAGCACCGACGACAGGGCGCTTTCGACGGCATCGTCTACCGAGACAATGGTCTTCGCCTTGGCTGGCCGGTCAGCGGTCGCCCCGGGTTGCCCCACGGGCTTGAGCTTCTGGCCCACCATGCGCTTGGCCTTCTGCGCCTCGACCTGCGCCCGTTCCAGTTCAGCCGCCGCTTTGGCCTGTTCGGCGGAGCGTTGTGCGACTGGCTGATGGCGCCGGGTATGGGCGGCTTGCGCCCACAAGGCGAGATCCTCGACGATGTACTGCCGGATGGCGTCGTAGCGTGACGGCGGGACGTAGGCCACCCCATTGGGGGCCACCTCGACGTGCGCCTGGAGCGCCATTTGCAACTTGGATTCCAGCTCCTCTGCGGAGAGGGTGGGCAGTGCCTGCTGAATCAACTGCAGGGCTGGCGCCACCTCCGCCTGATAAAACTGTTCTCCGGCCTGACTGATCGACTGCAACTCGTACTCCACGCGCATCGCGGCTTTCTCCGCCTCCACGCGCTCGACCCGCTTCTCCGGGGTGTTCTCGGCGGCATACGCCTCCCGGACGGCATAGAGGAAATCCTCGTCCGTCAGCAGGCGCTCCATCTGCGCCTCGCGCTCCTTGAGCGCCTGCAGCGCCTCCTCGACCTTCCCCTGCGTCTCCTGCTGGAGCTTCTGTTCGCGCTCCTGATTGTACACCCCCCACTGGGCCAGCTTCACCACCTGATCCAGCCGGTCCTGCCGGACCTTCCCGTTCGCCTTGTACTCCACCATCAGCGCCGGGACTTCCACCTCGCCTTCGCCGTCTAAGAGCTTGAACTCGGTGGCGAGTCCTTCGGCCACGGTAGGGACGGCAACGTAGCCGTCTGGCAGCTCCACCGGTGCGTCACTGGGCGCCTCCGCTCCCGCATCATCACCCGAGGCTTCGCCCGCGTCCGGTGCCGGAGCGGGAGCGTCAGCCACGTCGGCTTCAGGCGCGGCGTCATCAGCCGCTTCGGGAGTATCCGGATCTGGCGCAGCGACATCCTCACCCTCGGGTTGCGGGACGGGCATGGCTGACGCGACGGCGTCAGCAATGGCGTCGGCGATGTCCAGCGGAGCAGCAGCTACAGGAGCCGTCATAAATCCTCTACGCCTGCCGGGATAAGCGATCCGCTTGCTGGGCTGCCACCTCCGCTTCCGGCATCCCGGCAAGCGTCTGCTGCATCAGGGGCGCAACCCCGATGGGTGGATTGCCCGACGCGAGCGGCAACTGGCCCGGCGGCAGGTTGGGAACACTGGCGGCGGGGGGTCCGCCTTGGGGTCCGGGGCCAGCACCCGGCGTGGGCGGGACCATCCCGCCCTGCTTCTGCGCGGCTTGGTTGGCCAAGGCGATCCACCGTTCTTGGGCCACCGCCACGATCATCGGATCCAAGTCGTCCTGCAGCAGGATCTCCCGCTCCAGCACGTCCTGATGGATCGCTTCGTTGTCCTGCCAGCGCAGCTCGGGGACCGGTGTCCCCAGCCGAATGGCATCGGCAATCCGACGCGCACGGGCTTCCTGATCCTCGTCCGGCGACTGGATGTCCCGCGCCACGGCGAACTGCTGCCGGCGGCGGTATTCCTTGAGGTCGATCACGCCGGTCTGGAGCCAGTTGTCCAGCAGGTACATCCGGAAGGCCATCGGCATCGGCATCATGGACGCCTGCTCCACGCGCACATCCGACTGCCCGTCAAAGTCGGACGCACTCACGGCGCGGGCCAGATCGGGGCGGCCCTTGCCAATGGCGCCCAGCGAGCGGGGCACATCGTACCCCCACGCCATCCCGGCCAACGTCACCTTCGCCCAGTCCGTAAAGGCATGGGCCATCGCGGCGACGACGGGGCTGAAGACGCGCTCCAACTGCTCGCGGGTGGCGATAATCGCCCGGCCCGACTCGCCAGTCGCCTGTCCCCGGCTGACTTGGTTCCACCCCGAGGCGTTCTCAAACGCCTGCCGTTCCAGCGCCAGCGCCTCTTTCACGTCGGCGCCCACGGAGAACCCGTTGACCGGCTGGATGGAGTCGGACATGCTGCCCGCGCCACGGACTTCGATCATGGAGGTGACGCCGCCCATGAACGTCTCGGTGGCGATCGCGTTGGGGCGGGTCAGGAACCGGCCCCCGGCGTTGACGCGGATGTTCTCCACCCACTTGGAGAGCAGCGCATTGACGCGCATTTGATGGTCGATCCACTGCTCCATCACCGGGCGGGGGAAATAGGACGGATCGCTACTACCGTCCCGAACCGGGACCACCGGGATCACACCCCAGAGCAGTGGGGCTGGGCCAAACACGACCTCGTCCCCGACCACCACCATCTGGAGCCCCTCAGGGAGGACATCCGGGTGGGGCGCCAAGTAGACGGTGAAGCGCTCGGTGACTTCCTCGTCCCGAAGCCGCTGCCCCTCGCCAATCGTCGTCTGCGTCAACACCCACGCGCCCATGCCTTCTGAGCCGCTGTAGGTGGGCGTATTGCCCGTATTGAGGCTGGAGGCGCTGGCATCCAAACCCGCAATCCCGTACCGGAACGCCGCCTCCTGCCGGGCAATGACTTCCCGAATGACCACCCAGCGGGGCGCTTGGGTCGCGGTCGCGTTGGGCGACACGCGGACCTGTTCCACGCGGAGGGTCTGACAGCCGATGTCGCCCAGCGGCTTCCGCTGCCCCGGACGCTCCCCCAGCCGCTCATCCCACGGGCCTTTGTCAGGATCCCAGTGTAGATGCCAGAAGCTGACCCCGTCCGTCTGCGCCCAGAAGCCGGCTTCGCGGGCGACGCGGATCATGTTCTGCTGCTCGTACTGGTATTCCAGCGCGAGCTGCTGGGCCTGCGCCTTGCGCTTGTCTTCCGGGTCTTGCGTGGTCGGGGTGACCGCAAACCCCGGCTTCTGGTCCATCATGATCTGGAGGCGCTGGTCGAGCGCCTTGTCCATCATGTTGTAGACCACCCGCGCCGCATCCCGAGGACGGGACGGCTCACGCCACGGCCCCAGTCCCTGCGCCGAAATCCACTGCTGGCCGGCGCGGAAGAGGCGGTTCCGCTCGGCCAAGTGGAGGTGCATCTGGACGGATTCCCGGCGGGAGTCCCACAGGCTCCGGCACCACGCCGCCCACGCCGGCATATCCTCCCGTAGCGCCTCATCGGCCAGCGGGAAGTCATAGCCGTAGAGCGCCTTGGCCAGCGCGGCCTCCCGCTCGGCCATCGGCTGGCCGTTCTCTTCGGGCGGGTTGGGCGCCATCTGCTCATTCGGGGACATCGGGTTGTTAGACAGGCCCGCCATGATCCGGGCCATCTCGTCCTCCAACACCGCGCCCTGAAAGGCCGGATCGGCCATCGGGTCCGCTTCAGGCGGGAGCATCGGGGGCATCGTCATGCGTCATCTCTCCGGCCAAGGCCCATCGCCATGCGGACTTTATTCCAGTCCCGATACTGTTCGTACTTCTCGCGGATGACGCGGGTCAGCTCTTCCTGCGCCCAGACTTCGTTCTCCTGCAGCGCCACCGCGATCAGATCCTCCGGGATCTCCACGGCTGCCGGAACGCCGGGCATCGACGGCATCGGCTCCGGGCGGCGAGTCTTCACTTCGCTCACCTGCTCCCACGCCGATGCCAGCCGGTGGACCGCAAAGAGCAGCGATCCACTGACAATCAGGGCGACCAGCGGCGCGTCGGTCATGGTCAGGCGAAGATCGTGAAGCCGCGCAGCACGACGGTGGACCGGGTCACCCCGCCGACCGCCGGGCAGGTGATCGCCGCCGCCACGTTCTCCCCACACCGGATCGGCGCACTGAAGTTGACCGCAATCGGAGCGAACGCGGCGGCGGGCAGTTCGACCCGCTCCACCGTGGTGGCGCCGTTGGTGATCGTCACACTGACGGCAGCGGCTGGCGCCGCGCCAGCCGAGACGCTGTAGCCGGTGATGAAGTGGATCTGGCCACTGACGGCGGCTTTGGTCGCTGTCGCGGCCACGTTGGTGTTCTGGGTCGCCACTTCCGACCACTGGGTAAAGTTGCGTCCTGCGGTATCCGCCATAACGTCCTCAGTCGGTTTGGTTCCGGCGGAGCCGGGTGGTCAGGTCATCTCCCGGAGCGGGAGGAATCAACGACGTACTGGTACTCCCGGCCTGCGTCAACGTGCCCGTCACCGTCTTTGACACGCGCACCGCGCCACTCAAACTGGCGTTTTGGGTCAACGTCCCCGCCAGCGCTTGGGTCGCTCGCACGGACGACGCCGTCGTCCCGCTCATCGTCAGCGTCCCAGTCACGGTTCTGGCAAATCGGCTGAGTCTGGTGATCGCACCAGCTGCTGTCAGCGTCCCGGCCAGCGCCCTCGTATTTCGGCTGGTCCCAGCCAATGCGCTGTTTGCTGTCAACGTCCCGATCACCGCTCGCGCATTCCGGCTGGTCCCGGCCAGTGCGCCGGCGTTGGTCAGCGTCCCCGTCAGCGCCTTGGCCGTTCGCGCCGTCCCGGCCAGACTCCCCTGCAACTCCAACGTCCCACCGACCGCTTGCTGAATCGGGCCGGTGCCCGGTGTCGGGAAAAGCAGCAGGAGCGACATGGCTTATTCGACCGTGAAAACCAGCACGACGTTGACGTTGCCGACGCTGCTGTTCGTGGTCTGATCCAGCTTGAGCCCTTCGTTGGCGCGGATCTTGAGCCCCTTCATCGCCGCCAACTCTTGCGTCTGCGGGATGTGATTGAGGCTGCTGGCCATCGCGGCATACGGGAACGTCTCTTCCGACGCGCCGTTCAAAAACAGCGTCACGGTCGTCCCGGTCGCGCCGGCGGTTGGCTTGAGTCGGCAGGTGACCTGTGCCGGCAGTGCGGTCGAATCCAAGTCAAACGCCTGTGGGGTCAGCGTGGTCCCACCAGTTCCGACTGCCGTCGTGCGGATGACTTCATATGTCTGCCCCACGCCGGTCACGGCGGTAAGCGCCGGGATGACATAGCAGCCCACCACGCGCAACACCACGCCCGATCCGGTCGCGTTGAACAGGTCGATCAGCGTGGTGCGGGCCGCCGCCACATGCGCCGTGTTGCCGGTGCTAACGACCCACGTCGCCTTCGTCCCTTGCAGGTGCCCGACTGAATCGGCGGTGACGACAGCCTGATACTCCTTCGTGCTCACCAACTGAGTGGCGATAGACGCCCCAGATCCGGGCGTGACCGCAACGGAGTCGTTCGACAGCGCCATTACGTCCCCGTACTCACGGTCAACGTGTAGGTGAACTCGATCTGCGAGCCGTTCACCACCGGGATCGCCGTGAACACCGACCGATCCAGCAGCACCCCACTAGTTGAGGCCGAGAAGATCCCGTGTTCCGTGATATTCTGCGAGGTCGTGTAGGTAATCGTGGCCACCGTCCGGTATTGCGTCGCCGCCGGCTCGCTTTGCGTCCCGGTTGCTCGGGCCGGACCTGCCGGCGTCTGCAATCCGGTGTCCCCGGCGCTTTCGGCGTTGGTCCCGGTGCCGGAATCGTGGAAGTTCATCGTTTCCAGCTCGGTCAGGTTCTGGAACGCATCCACAATGAACCCGGCTCCCACGGTCGTGATGACCCGGCGGGATGCCACCCCGAGATCCGTCCAGTCGCCGTCCGGATTCCGGACTCGCGCCCGGAGTTCGGCGTTGAGCCCGATCTTGGCCAGCCGTTTGGCTTCTTCCTGCCACCCGCGCAGCCGGTGCGGGACGTTTTGGAGCTGCCACAGCCGCCGGTTCATAGCGCCCCCCAGCATTTCTCCGCCTTGGCCACCACCTTGGCGACCGCATCGGCGGTGGTTGCGCCCGTCGCGGACAAGGTCGCGTCCGGGCGGATCAAGGTGATCTGCACTTCTTGGTGATCGGTCGTGATTTCCCGCAGATACGACGCGCCGTAGGTCGCGCACACCACATCCAGTGGGTGCTGCGGCTCCATCGTCGGCATCTCTGGCGCGTTTTCCCCCGGCGCCCACCACGTCTTGAGCCAGTTCAGCATCAGTCGCAGTCCCATGCCCGCAGGCTCTTGTTGATGCGCGAGTTGGGGTCGTTCGCCGTCTTCGCGCTGGTCAGTTTCGCTTTCATCCCCTTCATGCGCCGACAAAACGCAATGCGGCGCTTGGCGCTCGTCTCGGAGCGGGCCGCTTCCGCCTTCTTCACCGGCGGTTTGATGTCCCGCCCTTCGGCACGGAGCGAGGCGCGGCCTTTGGCGTTCAGGCCGCCCTCGGGATTCTTCCCTTCCGCTCGCTGCCACGCCGGTGTCTTCGGCACTAGTCCTCCTCGTCCTCCATCTCGTCCTCCTCCTCCATGTTCGACTCGTCCTCGTACTCCGAGTCGTTCATGCCGTCCTTGAGGAGGGCGAGTTCGGCCTTCAGATAGCCGATCTTCTCTTCCAGCGCGGCGATCTTCTCCGCCTTGGACATGCCTTCGCCCTTGGACGCATCCAGCTCCTCCTTCATGGAGGGCGATTCGTCCTTCCTCTCGCCTTTCATGGCGCCTTTCGGCGGACCCATGGCGATCATGATGGCCACGCCCGGTGGCCCTTTGCGCCGGGCCATCATGCGCCGCTTGCCGGTCTTGGCGATCACCGCTTCCATCCCTCGCTTCTTGCTGGCCATCACCAGCCTCCCGGCAGTTGCGCCGCAAAGTCGCCCGCGATCACCCTCCGGCGGTTATCCACAGCCTCGCCAGAGTTATCCACATCCAAGTTTGGGTCATCGCCGACAAAACGCAAGCCCGGGGGCGCTTCCGGCACCACCCCCTGCACCCGGTCCCACCC